GGAGAAATCAATCAGCGCCATGTGCGACAGAAAACCAAAAAGCAAGCAAGCAAAAGAGTTATGTAAACGATGGGGGAAGCATGATGCTGGTACGAAAAGTTAGGAATAAAAACACAATTGGCAAGATCACTTTGTTAGCCACTGAGGTTGCGTTGGCAAAAAAGCTGGGGATACCTCTTGAGAGCTTTGCCAAGGAACAACTTATGTTCATTGCAAAGGAACGCAGATGGAAATGGTTTTTTGATAACGGGAAACATGATGCTTGAGAAGATAAAAACTTTTTTTGGCAAGTTGTACGTAAGGCACGCAGACAAGACAACTATCGTTGAGGTTGGTGAAGCGTGGTATTGCACAGAGTGCAAATTGGTATTCCTAACTAAGGCGGCAGGTAAAACTCATAGTTGTGAGTATCGTTTTCAAGATGCAATCGTAATGATGAGAAAAGATGCAGAGGCAAAAGTTAAATGAATTGTCCTGAATGTAACGCGTGGTCCGTGATCCTTGAGACGCGGTCGAGTACAGCTAGATACAGAAGAAGGAGGGAGTGTGCAAATGGTCACAAATTTACAACAGAAGAAGTCGTCGTCTCACAAGAGCAGATCAAAACGGAAAGATCAGACCGTTTCAGTGTTGTTAGAGAGAAACGAGTGGAATCCGTTCGAGCGGGTAGACCCAAAAATATTGGAAATGCTTCAAAGAAAGCATAGTGGTGGTAATGCCGAGAAGGCGAGAAGGTATTTTTTATTAACTCAACCCGGCGAAGCCGGTTATTCAAAAACAGAGGACGCACCTATATGAGAAAGCAAAGCAGCAAGTCAGTTAAGTTCATGGAATACATCATGAATCATCCCAGTGCCAAGGTGGGGACAGTGGCCAAGAAGTTTGGCATCACCCCGTCACTGGGATACCAGTTGCGCAAGAAGGCGCTGGACAATCAGATCGGAGTATTTGCTCCGCCTGAGATGGTTCCTGTACCGCAGGTGAAGGAGGGCGAGACAACCGCCGTGCTACGGGAAAGAGGGCAGCGGTATGGCCTATTTAGTGAGCAAGCACGAATTGCACAAAGTCTTAAAAATGCATTGCGAGTAGAAAAAGGGTTTTACCGGTTATCCGAGGTCCAAAAAGAAGCCCTTGAAATGGTCATGCACAAGATAGCTCGGATGCTCAATGGGGACCCAACATATGATGATAATGTTGTGGACATTATGGGGTATACTGAACTCATGTTACGGCACATGAGAGGCAAGGAGCATGAGCTTTAAAAAATGGAAATATCCCACAACCACCCGGGCGTATAACTCGTGGAGAAGCATGAGGCGCAGGTGCTACAACGTCAACGACTCCGCATACCCCAACTATGGTATGCGGGGCATTACGGTATGTGAGCGATGGAGAAACAGCTTTGACAATTTTTATGAAGACATGGGTAATCCCGGAGAAGGGTTGTCTCTTGATCGGATTGACAATAATCAAGGTTATTCCCTTGAAAACTGTAAATGGTCAACGATTAGCCAGCAATTAAACAATCAACGTAGAAATGTGGTTATTCAATATTGCGGGTTGAAGATGACCATGTCCCAGTGGGCAAGACATCTTGGCATCAAGATGAGCACCTTAGCTAAGCGTTTAGAACGAATGAGCCCAGAAAGAGCGCTTTCCTCTAAACGATTGCGGGAGTGGAAACACGGTACGCGAGCAGGCTATGAGGGCCATGGTTGCAGATGCGATCTTTGCCGTGAATCAAATAACCGTAGACACCGAGAAAAAAGGAGAAAGAAAAATGATTAAACCATTGCCAGTCAAGATTGCCCCGGCAGAAGCGCGGGCCATGATCCTCCAAGCTTTGCGCAAGCACAACTACACGGGGAAGACTACGGAGATTGCAGAGTGGGCACAGATGCATTCCTCCGTGGTCCGCCGTGCGGGCCTAGCTTTGGCCAAGGAGAGCAAGATTGAAGCGGCCCTTGTTCCGGGGCGCGGGAAAGGTGAGTACAGGTTCACCATCACGCAGCTTGATTTGTTTGAAGACAACAAACCCAAGCCCGGTTCGTGGATGGAGATCGTAAGGTCTCCGAAGGAACACATTTGGGAAAAGGTAAAAAACTTGTTCAAGTAAAAAGGGCCCCTCGGGGCCCTTTTATTTTGCTTCTCCCCAGCTCGGTCCGACTTCTACGTCGCAACGACTGGGGACTTCTAAGCGCACAGCATTGGCCATGATCTCGGCAGCAGCCTGTGCTTGCTCTTTATTCTGAACACTTAGTGCCAACTCATCATGTACCTGCAGGATAGGGTCAAACCCAGCCTTGGCGAGCGCCACCATGGCCGCCTTGGTCTGGTCCGCGGCTGACCCCTGGATAAGCCTGTTCAGTCCCTTGTAGGTGCCCGAACGCTTGATCCTGACACCATACTCAATGACTGCCTGTTCACGCGGGAGCGCCTTGTTCACGCACCACTCTGTTGGTTCCCACAGGGGGAAGCGGCATTTACGCCCGAGCAGCGTGCGAATCGATCCGCCGGATGCTGGGTGTTCAATCCGCTGCATGACCGCGTTCACGGTTCCTTTGAGGAACGGCACCTTGGTGTGAAACGTATTGATCAGCTCAGAGGATTCTTCAGCAGACAAGTCCAGTTCACCGCCCAGCTTTCCTTTGCCCATGCCGTACATCAAGCCAAGGCCAATGGTCTTGGCGGCTTTGCGTTTGATCCCTGCCATGTCGGCCACCATTTGGTGAAAGTCGGTGTTGGGATCGTTGTTGTACGCGTCCACCATCTTGTTTGCACCCGGCAGGTCCAAAAGATGGGCGTAGTGCACCAAGAGCCGCGGTTCTTGGGAACTGAAGTCGTTTGAAGCCCACAATTCGCCCTCCTCGGGCAGGAAGAGGGATCGCACCATTGGACCGATGATCTCGTGCCGGGCAGGAACTTGCTGCAGGTTGGGATTAGCCATGCTGTTGTGGTGGACAATGCCTCCTGCTACATAGCTATGGTCTTCTTCGACTTCAATATCCCAGACACGTGCTTCTCCCACAGGGAGAATTTCTCTGACTTTGGATGATGAATACGGGCATGACCCTTGATCGTCACTAGAGCTAAGTTGTGTATCTCGTTGTTGTATGGATCCCCATCTATGTGATGGACGGCAAAACCCTGAGGTATTCCCGTAATACCCAGTGCTTTGCAGAAGACCACATGGTGCAGGAAAACATGCCTTGACCCAAGTCGTGAGGTGAACCAAACGGGACGTAAAACAATCAAGTGTTTTTTCCCATCCGAGATTATCCCCTTGTAATTGGGGTTTAGCTCCCCTTTTCTTGCATGCATAGGATTGAGTACCCCCAGTTTTCCCCTTGAATAACGCAATGTCTTTTCGTGAAGAATATGTTCCTTGGATAAACTGGTGCGAACCATCTCCATCGCAGTGTGATAGGTAATTTCGAAGCGCAGAGCCAACTCCCGCAAGGTTGGCTTTTCGTTCGCAACGTACGCTTGCACCACTTTTGTTACAAGTTCCTTGTTTCTCAAATCGGTTTTGCTGATAGACATTGGAAAAAATCTCCTCACCTTTTTTAATATCACGTAGATGTTTCCATCCGCTCTTAGTAAGCATCCTGTGCCCTGCAGTGCAGGTAACTGATGCGCCGTTTTCAAGGGTTATTTTGAGCATTTCTTCGCTCCCCTTTAAAAACTTCCTAAGAATTCTACGATGACGACCGCGGTGAGTCAAGATTAAATCCTGTCCCGTAGGGACATAGTCCTCAATCCTAAAGTCTCCTCTTGAGGTCTGCAAAAGGGTGTCGCCGTGTACGCAAAGCCGTCCTGTTACCGTGCCACCGTCTTCATTGCGCATTTGGTTGACGTGCGGATGAATCCTGCCGGTCTTGGCGCTGAAGTCTAAGTAAGGTTGAAGAAAAGTGCCGTGGGTCTTGTTGACTTCACGGGCCTCTACGATCAACTTAGCCACAGGATGTTCACAGATTTCTAGAAAGCCCTTGGTGAAGCTGGGAAGTCCGTTTTCTGTTTTGCCATAGGCCACGCCGAGCTTGTCAAAGGCTACGGCAATGGATTGGGCGGCCCAGATATCCACACCTAATCCACAGGCAGATTTCAGCTCTTGGTAAATTGCTTTCTCGCGCTTTCGCAGCCGGTCGATCAACTGTTCGGCCTTAGTTCGGTCAAAGCGGATACCGCGCTGGGTCATGTTCATCAGCACGGGGAAGACTTCGGTCTCGAGGTTGAAGATTGATTCAACTTCTTCTTGTCGCATTTTTATCTTGAAGTGTTGCCACAGTTTTAAGGTCAGCGCCGCGTCCTGCTCGGCGTATTCCCCGACATACATGGCGGGGAGCTTCCACAGCTCTTTCTTAGGATGAACGCCAAAGTCGGCAGCAGCTTGCTTGAGCGCAGCCTCGGACTTGACTTCTTTTAGGTAATCAAATCCAAGAGAATTCAGAGAGTAATTGAATCTGTTCTCATCTATCAGGGGCGCAGCGAGCATGGTGTCGCAAATCCTGCCGTTGACGGTAAATCCGCTGGCCCTGAGCCACCCACAGTCGTAGGCGGCGTTGTGCATGATCTTGTCGGCGCTTGTGGCAAGAACGTCTTTTACCCAGCGTTCAACAAGGCGTTTATCAAGATTGCCGCCACCACCGTGAGCAATAGGAAAGTATCCGCTCCAACCGTCCACAGCCACAGCGTAGCCAGCAATGAAGCCGTCATTACGGGGCCATCCTGGCCCAAAAGATTCCATATGCGGGTCAGAAGTTTCAAGATCAATTGCAATCTCCTTGGCGGTAGATAAATTGGGAAAGACTTCCGGGGGCACCCATTCAGTAATTGTCGGGAACATGGGTATGGTTTTCACAGGCGAAATCCTTTTTCTGTGTGTTTTGGCAGGATTAAGTGCAGCGATTGTTTGGCGCGGGTAACCCCGACATAGAACAACCGGTGTACGTTGTCCGCGTTACTTGCATATTCTTTGGCAAACTTTGGTGAAAGATCCATCATCAACATGACATTGTCGGCCTCGCCGCCTTTTGCTCCGTGGATGGTGGACACGCGCACCTTTGGCGCTTGGGACAGCTTCACGCCCCGGCGCAGCAAGGAGATCAGGTACTCTTTCTTGTCGTCGGCAATCTTGGTAAGAACTTCATGCCACACGGCATCGGTCTGAAGGCCATGCTTTTCTTTCAGCTCATCTAGTGTGTACAGGCCGTTGATGTCGCCGGTTTTAAACGTCTTGTAGCCACGGGCCACGGCGCTGGTATCTAGATACCGGTAAACCGTTTGAACGCTGGTGTAGCCCAGTGCTTTGCCCCTGCGCAGGCGTTCCCAATCCACCACGGCTTGGGCGATTTGTGGGGAGAGGCTTGGCACGCCGTTGCGCTCAAAGAGTACACCGATGGATTTAAGCCATTCATGGACGGGGTTGAGCATGTAGTTGGTGCTGGCCATGATGAGCCACTGACCGCTTTCAACGGGCACGTCCTCAAAGCGCTGGTAGGTTTTGACGAGGCCTTCAAACTCGCGGGATTCCCATTCCTTGGGCTGGCGCTCGCGGATGCGGCGCACGATGTTGTTGGCCAAAGTGTGTACTTTAGCCGGGACGCGGTAGGACTGGTTCAGTATGGTGACACTACCTTCAAAGGCGAGAAAGCTTTTTACGTCCGCACCGGCGAAGAAGAAAATGGCTTGATCGTCGTCACCGGCAAGAAATGTCCGCTTTGATCGCAAAGTCAGTGCTTCGACCATCATCCATTGCAAACGGGAAAGATCCTGTGCTTCGTCCACGATCACCACTTCCAGCATGGGCAGGCGCTCGGGTTCGTTGACGATTCTTTCCAACAAGTCGGTGAAGTCCAGCAGATTTTTGCTACGTTTGTAGTGACGGTAGGTCCGATCTACAAACTCAAAGTGATGCCATTCAATGTCTAAGCCGCACTTGTTGTAGTGGGTTTTCAGGTCCTCGCCCTTGATGCGGGCGATGTTAATCTCGTTCAAGATTGGGTTGTCGGGCCTGACCAGATCTACCTCGATGTCATGCGACAAGTTCAGCTCAATCCCTGCTTGGGCAGCAAACTCCCGGAAGTGTTCGGCTTGCATGATGTCCTCGGACCGTATGCCAAGGCACTGGAACGCCAAGCTATGTAACGTCCTGAAGTAAGGGAAGTCGGTTTTGGCATTGAGCTGGGGGAACTTGGTGATAGCCCTGTCCCGCGCTTCGTTGGCAGCCTTTCGGGTGAAAGAAAAGTAGCCAATTTGTGTAGAGGAAACTCCCGACTCCAGTTCCTTGTCCACCACGTTGAGCAGGTAGGTTGTTTTTCCACAGCCTAGTTACGGGGGGCCGAAGATCTTATTGATCTCCAGCCCCGACTCCTTTCTGATCTCAGTGTTCATGTTTTTTCCCGTGCCAGCGTATTTCGTTATGAATCCGTGCGTGTTCAGATTGCGTCATCACAAAAAGATTTGATGGGTCGTTGTTCCATTTATCCCCATCCTGATGGTGGACAACCTCACCGGGGAGTAGCTTGCGACCAAGCGCCTGCTCAATGACAACGCGGTGCATGTGTCTTCCTTTGAGCTTGACGTAGTTGATGCGGCTGCCCGTATACCGCTGCGCATCCGGATCGCGGAAAAGAGCGCGTCTTTTCTGTTCATCGGAATCAAATAGCCGGGCGTTGTGGCCGTTAATAAAACGAAGGGGATCCCCTTTTTTCTGGCCGCGTGAAGTTCTTGTACGAGATGCAATGAGGGTCGCTGACCCACATCCGCACTCACAAAGTTTAATGTGCATTGTTTTTCCCTTTGAAAACGGCCCTTGATAGAAAGTCGGCCAGACAGCAAGGAATACTGCTTTTCGCTCCGTCGAGCTAGGCCATAAAAAGTATACAAGAAATTAATCATCCAACTCACCGTCCCACATATCGTCTGGCCAAACCAGCACGGGGGTGTTTTCGCCCACGTAAGCACCTTCAATGGTGTACTCAATAAATTCCCGCGCTTCTTCGGCGGTCATACCGTCCGCCATCAGGTTGTTGCGGATCTTTTCAGCATCGTAAACAAGCACTGAAGCGTGGGACGGGTCTCGCCAAATAAACGCGGGGCCAATGATTGCGTTGTCGTGTCCATCGATCTTCATGTATCTCAAAATGGGCTCCCTTCAATGCGAGTGGTTTGGGTTTGGAATGGAGCATCTTGCTTCTCAAAGCTGGGTATGCGCCAGCAACGAGTAGCACGGCCTTTAAGAAACAACGGGATTGGCTCGCCATTCATATCCCGTAGGCGCTGGGCCATCTTAGGTGCTGTGAGACCAACAAAGTTGTTGCGTTTTAAGTGGCCTTCTAAATCCTTCATGCGAAAGTAGGTCTTGGCTTCATCTTCCTCGCGCCATGGTCGACCCATGAGTATTTCATCGCGGTCCATGGCCTGTTGCATGTGGGTCGTGAACTCTTCAAGCAGGTCCATGAAACGTCCGGTCAAGCTTGTGTCTTCGCTTGCCTCTGCAATCTGCTCTGTCTCTACCATCTCTTTAAGCAGAGCATTAAGCATGTTCTCCCAATCCTGCTTGCGCAGGGTTGGGGGCAAGACGTTGAGTTTTTCTACGCATGCTTTTTGGAATGCAGCTTGGGTAAAGAGGCTTTCTGTTTCAAGCTCTACACGCTTACCGTTGACATCCAAGAACCACAATGGTGGATCGGATGCGTACTTAGACAGGGATGCTATTTGAGGCGCATCAGGACCGTTTCCTCCGATGCCATATTTGCGCGATCTACATAAGCCCGAATTGCAGAAGCTGTTGAGGGGCGCGTCTTTGCATTTGTATTGGTAGTCTTTCTTCCCCACTTGCTTGACAAGGACTTGTACCTCGTTGTTCGGGAGAGGGGGAGCCACGTGCTTGATGTTGTACTCCACAAGCTTGTCTTCCCAGCTTCCGGGGGCGGCCCTCTTAAGATAGATTCCAATGTTGAATAGTCCATTATTGCGCGTCCCCTCTGGGAAGCCCTGTGCGCATAGAGCTTGTAGGCAAGGAGGGCCATCTTTGATGGGACTCTCCGCCTGCTTAGGCGGTTCAGGAAAATTGAGCGGTAGCTCTTGGACGTTCGCTTCGTATAGTCCGAAGAACTCTTCGAGCGTGGCTGCCGTACCGTCGACATTGAATGCATACCTTGTTCCCGCGTCACCGCCAAAATAGGGTAAGTTGAGGAAGTTTCCGGTGTCTCCTCTATCGACAAGGATTTCGGCTTGCTTAGGAAATATCTCTCGGCCTGCCTCACCAAGAAGAGCGGCAGCGTCTTTGAGATACTGTTGAAAATCCCGTGCTGGGGCCGGTTCCTTCGTAAATAGAAAAACATGTGCGCCCCCTGATTTACTGCGACAAACAACAAGTGGCAGTTTTAACTGCGCAACTTTTTCAACTAAGCCTTTGTGGTCCAAAGGATACTGGTCAATGTCAATACATCCCCAGAGGCAGGAGTTATCCGCCCTGATTGGAATAATCCCCAGACTTGGATCAACGCCGTCAAGGTGTTTTTGCCATAGGTCATCGGTTGGTGGTTTGCGAACAACCGTGGCTTTTCCTGCTTGCTTTCCATCGCCTCTTTCAGCCTTGATTACGTATGTCCCATAGGCGATATCCAGACCCCTGAATATGTCCTGAAATCGTTGTAGTTGTTCCATTGGCATCTCTATTGAAGAAAGAGGGGGCATAGTGCCCCCTCAGGTCAGAACGGTGCTGGTCCGGCTGTACCGACTTCTTCGTCGGCATGCTTAACCTTGACTTCGCCCGCATTTACTTGAGTAGCAAATGCTTTTGCAGCTTGGTACACGCTCTTATCTTCAATAGGGCCGATGCGCTCGATCTCCCATCCAAACCACTTACCCTTGTCGTTTGATTCCGCTTGTGTGCTTAAACGATAAAGGTGTGAGTACATAGGAGGAGTGAACGGACCCTTTGCGCCCATCATCTTGGTAGACATCATCATGCTGTTCCACTTACGCGACTTCTTTAATTGCGTGGATTTCATGGTGATCAATGCCGCCTCTGGGAAGCCTTGATCGTTGATGACCATCACGTAATGATTGGCGGTGTTCTCGATGTAGTTGCCGTTATCGAGGTAGTCTTTGTTGTCGCCCGGTTCGCGGTGCGTGCGGCTTAAAATGTCAGACGTTGCCGGGTAGATAGTGATGGGTGCACCACTGCCGCTACCACGGGGTGCCCACTCAATGTACTGACGTACATATGCGCAGGGAACAACCGTCAAACCTTTTTTGCCGTCATACAGCTCACCAGTTACTGAGTTGTAGACCATGCCGGGCAGGGCCCCTTCAACTTCGCCTACTTCGGGGGAAGTGTTGGTAAGTAAGCGCAGGAATGGAAGCGCAAAGTCTTCCTGTCCCATGCCGTCAAAACCACCACTGTCTTGCTCAAAGTCAGTTGATAAAACCAACGCGCCTTCGTTCTTTACTGCTACTTCGTTTTTAGCCATTTTCAATTTTCCTTTTTAACTTTTTAACTTTTTCATGCTGATTTGATGGTTGCTCTTTGGCCGATGTATACGCCAAACAGCTCTGTGGGGAACTCGCTTCCGCGTTCCACCTGTTCACGAACCCAAGCTTTCAAGGTCTGGGGTTCGACTTTTTGCGCTTGTTCAACGGGATAGTTGTTCTCACGCAATTGGTTCAGTAGGGTATCGCACAATTGGTCTTCACCTCGACCAAAGCGCACAGACACCGTGTTCTTGATGATGTCGTCAAAGCCGTTACCACGTAGCCACTCATAGGCGCTGGCACGGTTCTCTTCCTTAATGCTGGCGTTGTAAAACGCCTTGACGTCAATCTGGCTACCATCCGCCATCTTGAACGACTTCATGCCTAGCTCAGTCAGACGACCAGGAATGCTTTCTTCGAGCAACTTGCGTTGCTGTTCCTTGCGTTCCTTAACGGTGTCTTCCAGCTCTTCGATTTCTTTTTCAAGTTGTTTGGCACGCTTGGCCAACTCACCAACAGATTGCAAATCGTCATTCTGGACAGTCAATGCGCCAGCGTCTTGCTCAAACAGTTCGATGTTATTCATCTCTTTCTCCATTCTCAGTGATGTCAATTTTAACAGGAATATACATTCTTTCCCGACGATCCCACTTAAGGGCTGTAAAACGGCCAGCATTATAGAAAGCAGCTATCGAGCAGGCCAAGCCGATAGCTACAGGGTCCCCTGTCAACAACAGGAAGTCCCCATCCTTGTATTCCCGCAGCTTGCGCCGCAGTGTGCGAACCGTAGGTATTGTGCTGAATGCAATCTGGGTATTGGAGTCCAATAGAACCACCATGTCCCCATACTTCATCGCAGGCGCAATATCATGATTGGGCATCTCTTGTACGATAAAAACTTTTGCCACGTTTACGCTCTCCTTTCTTGAAACGTGCTTTTAGTGTACACTATCTTTTCGGGTTGTCAATACCCTTTATCAAAGAAAGGCAGAAAGAGATGAATTATTTTTTGGAGCGGTATCCGTTTAAGAACAAGCCATTTGTGCATCAAGCGGCGTA